CCATCCTATCTCATAAACCATCGATCTTCCCACCACCCCACCCACCACTATACCTCAATTTCTCACAGAAAGGCCACTTTAAGCGATTTTAATTCAAAAGTGATACCTATACATACCCCACAAAAAAAGGCGCTCTTAGAACGCCTCTTTCTCCAAACCCTCAATTTGTTAATATCTTGTGGATATGTTCGGGGCTGGTTATATGTACTTATCAAGTTCTTTTTCTAAAGACCTTTTACCTACTCCTTTGTTTTCTCTAAGTGCGATAGCTAAAGCTCTTTGGTAGCTATAGACATTTCCTCTTTGATCTTCAGAATCCATGAGGCTCAAAACCCTAGAAGCTGCTTTACTTTTTCCTTTTGGCTTTACAGCGCCAATCATTACGTTATTCATATTATTCATCTTATTTCTTTGCTGGCACCTTAATAGTGCGTTTATGAGATTTAACACAGTAAGCCTTAACCGGTACCGTCTTAGTAACTGTTTTAGCTGCTGCTGGCTTTTTTGCTGCTGGCGCTTTTTTAGGGGCGATAGTAACCGGCGCGGCCTTTTTTGTTTTGGTATCTTTACCAGCGTTAAAATCTTTAACTTCACCAAACAGATTTTTTACAAAAGCATCTGATCGCTTTTCAATATCGCGCTTATCAGCTTCGCGACTTTTACGATAGTAATCGCTAGCGCTATTATAATTTTCTGATTGTTCTTTTCTATATCTATTAAATGCCCAATCAGCAAAAGCGCCAGCCTTAGAACTAACCTCACCAGCCCTACCGGCTATCTCGGTGATCATACCGCCGCCTGGCTCATCCTCGATTATCTGAGCGCGAACACCCCCAAAAGCATCGTACTGGATCACAACTTTAAACGGCTGGCCGTATAATTTACCTTTTAAACCTACTGGCAGCGCGCCTATACCTTTAGGCTTTATTTTGACTACCGGAAAACTAGTTACCTTACTCATACTACAAATATAAAGTTTTTTCTATCGCTTGAAATATCTGATAGGCCACCTGTGGTACTATGGCGTTACCGTAAGCTTTTATACTTTCTGCTCTCCACTTAGGAAAGGTAATTCCGTCCAGTTCACCGGGAAGCCCATCATCTCCGCTACAAACCGGGGATTGAGTTGGGAAGTTTTGGAAGTTTGTATGTATCTGTTTAACGTTACGCTGTGCATTGATCCTGGCTTTACTTGGCTGCTTTTCATTGTTGAAGTTGCATTTGTTGAATCCATCGCTGTTGGCGTTGGCAGTAATCCCCTTTGATATATAAAGCCCGTCGCCACCTGCTGTGCTAGTGTTCCGCTGTTGCCAAATTTCTGCTCTTTTTTCGATAGATTTTCGCTGTAGGCATCCATTGCCGCCGGTGTTTTTAGCAACAAACCAAACCCTGTCCCGTCCGTGGGGCGCATTGACCGCCGCTGCAGGTATAACCACGGCCTGAACCTCGTAACCTTCAGCTTCCATGTCAGTATGCACCTCGTCGAATACAAGCCCTCCATCCCAATTAAGCAACCCATAAACATTTTCCCCCACGATGTAACGTGGTTTAATTTCTCGTATTGCTCTAAGCATTTCTGGCCACAAGTGGCGCTCATCCTCTTTGCCTCTACGTTTTCCAGCTTTACTGTAGGGCTGGCATGGGAATCCTCCGGTAAGAATATCAATTTTGTTTGCATATTTTTTAAAATCAGATTTTGTAATATCGGTAAAGCACTCAGCCTCCGGCCAATAGTGGTGTAGTACTTTTTGGCCAAACTCATTCCACTCACAGTGAAATTTATTCTCCCATCCCATCCATTCGGCTGCTAGATCAAATCCACCTATACCACTAAATAGGCTGCCATGCGTTAGTTTTTCCATACAGCAAATATAGGGTAAAAATCTTTTTTGCAAATTTTTTACATTTTTTTTGCAAAATGTTTGGAGGATTCAAAAATACCTACTAACATTGCATCACTAAACCGCGACAAAATGAACGAACTATTTATCTTATTCTGCTTTTTGCTTGTCATGATACCGGTACTAATCGGTACGCAAGCTTTTGAAAACATGATCGACAATTACAAGGAGGATCAGGACCTATGAACGATCCACAATTAGAAGCTATGCGCCTGGTAAACAAATTTACTTTGTATGGCTTTATCAAAGATCCTGAGACTAGCGACCTTATGGTAAGTTTCGCAAAGTTCGCCGCCATCCAGCACGTAACCGAAATCACTACACCGGACCTAGATCCTGCGCAAATCGTTTACTATATGCAGCTGGTAAAGGCCATCACTAACCTAGAAATTTCATACCCACTATGACTGAATACTGTATACAAAAACTAATCATGGACGTAGAAGATCAGATAGACAAAATTCTACAGACTGTAACCGATAAGGATGAACTAATGAATTTAACCGATCACGAAATACGCGCACGTAAAAAGCTGGCGCGCGATCTATACTTTTCAATCCAATACTATGACCTCAGAAACCATCAATAACCAAGCCTATCACAGGCATCGCTTTAGCTGCCCTAGATCAGTAGCTAAAAAACTAGAAGCCTACGACGGCAGTCTAATTGAATCTAGCTGTAAAGTGATCCAGGACGTAAACCCTGAATCGCCTACTGTACTAGTTCAGTTTAGTACCGGACAATGCGCTAAACAGACGGTAATCCAGCGCCTCGCAACCTTTTTAATATATGCAATGCAATGAGAATAAAACCTATCACCCCTATTCAGATGCTAAAAATGGCATACGACGAAGCAGCCAACGCTATTGAGTTCTGTAACTGGTATACCATGAATCGCCCACAGCTGGAGCTTCACGAGCAGCAGCTAATCGATATCGCCTACCAGGATGGCGCAGCCGACGCTATCCAAGATCCTGATCACATAAGTAAACCCGGTGAATACTATACCGATAATTACGATAGATCCAATGACTAGCCAGGACGAAAAATACGTAAAGTGTTATATCGCAGTTAAAAAGGCGTTACTAAACACCCACACAGATCTAATGCACATTATCGAAAATAAGAATCCGCATAATATACCTGATCCTAAAATGCAGTTACAGTTCCTACGTGGCTGGATGCAAGTTATCCAATCTATCGAGGATAGCTACGGCGTAGATACTAGAGATCAGATCATAAACTAAAAAAAAACCATTTAAAAAAAATATCATGGAAAACAACCAAACAGTAGCCCGCGTTAATGATGTTAACGCCGCTATCACTCCCGAAATGCTAGAAGCTAGCGCCAATCTTTCAAGCCTTAAAACAGCTATCAACCTTTCACCTGAGTACATCGAGCTAGCCAAGCCAGGCGAAAACTTTAGAGGTATCTTTTGGGGCTTTACCGAAATCACCGTTAACGATCAGGTAACAGACGAGCAGCGCACGATCCCAGCAGCCGCGTTCCTAGTAGACAAATCTATCAGGATCAATGCTGGAGTAGCTTTGGTATCGGAGTGTAAAAAGGCCGGTATCAATAAAGGTACGCCGCTAGAGGTAACCTTTAAGGAGAAAAAAGGCAACCTAAAAATCTACAGCTTAACTTTGCTAGGTTAAAAACTTGTAGATCATTATTATTAAGGGGTGGTTATTTTTGTAGCCACCCTTTTTTTAACACCCTGAATCATGGCCAAGAAAAAAACCCCTACAACTAAATACATAGATAGAAAGTATAACTACCCTAAAGGTTATACGCAGCGCGGCAAGAAAAAAACAGGATTCGCGCCATCGAAGCTAGGGGCTAAACTTTTCGTAGAGGCCAACCTGGATAAGATCAAAAAAGGTACGCTACCTTTTGACAGTCTTACTACCAGGGAAAAAAGAATTTATCGAGGTAAACAAATTAACACCTTTGCCAATACCTTTAGGTTTAAAGATAAAACCTACTACGATCCTACAGGGCTACTACGTAAGGCTTTAGATAACGATCCTAAATTAAAAGGTAAAAGGGATCTAACCAACTTGCTACCGGAGAAAGGGTTTAAAGAGTATTTCGATAATAAAATTAATCCAGTAAAAGGAAAAAAGAAACTTACAGAGCAGGAACGTAGCAAATGGCTAGAATTTTCTAGCTCGCTATACGACTTTAACAAAGGAGAGAAAAAGCAGTTCTATCGCGATGAATCCGGATCGCTCATGGATATTGTAACAAAGCTACAAAAATCTAGGAAGCAAGGGCGAGAGGTTCGGGTAATCGATACCGACGGCAGTATAAAGACCGGCGTAGACGCAATAGAAAGGATGCGATCTTTTGAGGCTGAGAAAGTAAAGCAGTTCACCGACGCTGCCGATGAGGGCGACAATATCCAATTACAAATTATCTATATCTCTACCGACTGGAATCCCTTTACAAATACAGTAACCTACAACCTAAACAACGTACAAGTAAATGATCTAAACCAAACACCATGAAAAAACAAAACGCCGCGACAATGTTTAAAAACCCACAGCTACAGGAATCTATCATAAAACAGTATAAAGAGGCTGGCCTAGACTTTCAGGTAAAGCACAGCAACTACAATACGCAAATTATCGGCCAGGAATCGGTAATTAAATTTATCCAAACCGAACACAGTATAAAGGTATTTATCGCCTATAACAAGATCGTCGCTGATCTAAAAAAATCAGATAAGACTGTAGAGATCTTACAGGGCGACTGGAGTACCGAAAACTTTGATAGTAAGAACGGCCTAAAGCCTTGCAGCTATAAGACTGTACTAAACCTGGATATTACCAGCGCTTACCCATACTGCCTATTTATCAACAAATTAATATGCCTAGATACTTTTAATTATCTAATGGCCTTGCCAAAAAATGAGCGACTGCCAGCTATCGGCATGATCGCCAAAAAATCAGTATGGATCGACTACCAAAAAGGAAAGGCTACTACCTGGGATGTAAAGACCGGGGAATATGCCAATATATTCTTTTTTGTGATCCAGCAAATTACGGACCTAATGGCGTGGGCTGCCGATATCGCAGGGGATGATTTTTTATTCTATTGGGTGGATGGTATCTTTTTAAAACCTACTATCTCAAAAAAGAAGCTACAGGAAATTACCGGGATCTTTGCCGAACAGGGATACTACTACAAATATGAAAACGTAAAGAATTTTAGCGTAGTCAGGGAAAACGATAAGCTGTATATCAACATGATCAAAAACGGCGATGAGAAACCCTACACGATGTACGATAAAAATCTAGCGCGTAATTTTACCAAAGTTTTACAACAGCTAGAAAATGCCTAATAAAATC